GCTGGCATTGGCTTGCGAGAACCACTAGGACCACTAGGACCCTTAGGCATAGGCTTTGGACCAACCGATGGACCTACAGGCTTGCGACTACCACTAGGACCTTTTTTGCTCGGCGGTGTTGTCGTTGGCTTTTTCGGACGCTTCGGCTTTGATGGACCAAAAGGTGTTGGAAATTGAAGAAGTTCCCGTGGCAACAGTCTACCATCATCTTTGCGCTTACGCCCATCAGGTCCAATTGGTTTTGGTGGGTTTGGTCTGCGTGGAACAATGGGTGTTGGACCATCTTTGCGTGGACCTTTGCGTCTTGGCTTAGGTGGAAAAGGTTTTGGGTCATTTGGACCATACATAATGAAACTCTCTCTTGTTTAAATAGAAAGATGGGGGAGGGATAAAATCCACTCCCCCATCAATACAGTATATTTACTAACTACTAATTAAGCAGTCTTCGCAGTCAACTTACCCTGCTTTTCACGGTTACGGATTGTAAGGTTACCGTAGCACATGATAAGAGCGTAACGAGCGTCCATATTTTCGGGACGAACAAACGAAGTGTTCTGGAACCACTTCTCTGAGTGACCCACAAGCGTGAGATACTTAGAGTTAATGAAGAACATTGTTCCCGAAGGAGCATGAACATCGTAGGTTACTGGAGCCGACTTGAACAACAGGTTCTGGAAACCAGCATCTGCTGTACGGGTGTCGGTGTAACGCAACTGTGGTTGCAACAACGACTCATACTTTTCAAACAATGTTTGAGTAGTAAGAACCATATCAGGGTGGTCATTACCAACCGACACGGTGTTGTAAGCCGTAGCCATCTGTGCAAGAGTCAAAGCACCTGCGGTGTTTTCCTCATATGAACGCCACCAAGTGTTGTCTGCGTCTGACGAATCAATACCACCAACGGTGTTACCTGATTCAACCAAGTTACCAAGACCGTTCCAAGACTTGCCTGAGTTTGTTCCACCAGCACCAAGGGTGTCTGTACCGTTTCCGAAGAACATACGGTTGAAACCTTCACGCATTGACTCTTCAGCCTGCATAATCTTGGCTTCCAGCAAGTTAATAACTTCCTGTTCGCCGTTGTTCTTTGCTTCTTCAATACCACTGATTGCGATAGAAGCAGCGTACTGCTTCCAATCAAATTCAGCAGCCGAAATGCCAGCCTGTGGCGAAAGGTCAATGGTGTCATAACCACTGTAAGGCTTTACTGTTGAGTTTTCACCATAAATCAAAGGCTCAACAATCTTCGTACCGCCGTTAAGCATACGAATGCGACCCTTATCCATAAGGTGGTATGTTAACGGACGAGCCGTGAACACATTGTCTGTCAACTGGTCACGATAGTTCGCAAGTGTCGTTGTCAGAATTTGGTCAAAATTACTATTTCCTGCAGCCATTATATTCTCCTAATTAATTAAAAACTGGCGTTGTATTGTCTCTTGGCAGCAGCCCAAGCATCAGAGATTGACGAAATAGGAGCAATAGAATCAGTAGTTGTAGTAGCAGTAGCCGAAGAGCCACCCGACACCACACCTGCTTCACGCTTCTGCTGAACAACCTGAGACTCTCTCTGTTGCTTAGCCTGATTTGCGGCAGTTTCTAATTCTTTTTGCTTCATAAAACGGTCAAACGCAATCTGCTTGTACATTGCTTCCAAATCGGTTGTCCCTGCCTTAATAGCGGCATTGACAACCTCTGTCTTGTTGAAATCCTCATACTTAGACTGCAAACGGTTAATTTCCGTTTCAATCGCTTGCTGCGATTGAATCTCCTCAAACTGTGCAATACGCTGGTCAAGTTCACGCATCTTCCGTTCCACTGGGTCCAAATCCTCAAACTGAGAATCCAAATCATCAACCATCCCTTGTGCTTGTGCACGAGAAATGCCATAATGACGACTCAATAGGTCCAGAGTTCCAGCAGGGTCATTCTCAAGAGCAGACTGCAGAGTGGAGGCAAACTCTAAAGATTGCCGTTGCTCTGCTAATTCTTGCGTCTTGCGAGTATAATCTGCTTGACGCTGATAACCAGCAATAGCCTCAGAAAGTGGAACTTGCAGTTCCTCACCATCAAGTTTAACGGGAATTCGGTAATCCGAATACTCACTAATGTCCAAGGTTGGTGATTCTGTGGTTTCAATTACCTCACTGGAATCGGGTGACCCACCATCAAATTCAACATCTGTTGAAATGGGTTCCGCATCAGATACGGGTGCGAAATCTTCGCTCATATTTTTTTTCTCCTAGAGTCCTAATGGTTGCTCTATATATAAGATTCTTGTTCTACTAAACTGGTGGTTGTCCCTGCTGCAACAGAGCCATAATCTCAGGAGGTAAACCACCTTCTGGTGGCATACCACCCTCAGGTGGCATCTGCTCAGGCGGAACCATACCCTGTGGAGGCATACCTTGTGGTGGCATACCACCTTCAGGTAGTGCGCCACCCTCAGGACCCATAGGAGCAGGAGCAGGCACGGACAAGAACTTCTCTGGGTTCTTAATGTTGAATCCCTGAGAGAGTACATATCCAGCCAGTTCCTGCATGTTGATAATTCCTGCGCCAGCAAACGGAGCCATAGCGTCAACCATTTGCAAAGCCATCTGACGGCGTTGAGCCTCGTTATGTGGCTGTGTAGAACCACCTACAACCTCAAAGTCAAAGTCGCCCTCAAGATAGTCACGGTCATAAGTAACCCACATAGGTTCGCCATCTTTAGCAGAAATGCGAGCAACATGTTCACCAGTCATATATTGCTGAGCAAGCATTAACATACGGCGTGCCACTTCAGAAATTGCAATCTCAACAATAGACAACTTATCTGATGTTCGTGCGTTAGCAGCATCCTGCACCGCACTAATTTCTGTAGCGGTACGGCGAATCTCAGGCAAACCACCCGACATAAACTCAGGCAAACCAGTAATACGGTTAATGTCGTCAGTAATCAACTGTGACTGGTTATAAAACTCTGGAGGAGAAATAACAGCAGGCATAGGCATAATAACATTACCTAGTGCTTCATCAGAAACAACAGGAACCATAACATTGTCTTGGTCTGACTCTAGGGCACTGCGACCAAACTGGTCAAACGCTGATTCCTTGTACAGATACTTACGGGCAAAACGCTTACGATGATTCATCATCTGTGAGCGTGTCTCGTTTAGTTCTTTTTGAAGTGGTTCAATCTGTTCAAGGTCACCCATAGGGTAAAAACAATCAGGGACATCATAGTTGCGTAGCATAACAAATGGATGACCAAACGCATATGGCATACGCATTGGGTCCACCAAGAATGACTCGCCACCTTCCGAGAATACACACATAATATTGTTTTGAATGTCATAATATTCCCAAAGTTCAGCATAACCATAATTCTTGTCGTAAACCTTGCGAAGACTTGGGTCATCACCATAACGACCAATAGCAGCAATGGTTACATTTTCACGAGCCGTTTTATTATAACGCTTGTCTGATTTTACTTCGCTAATAGGACGGCGGATACGCTGAGCAATCCACTTAATGTCATGCATACTGGTAGCATCGCAATCAACAAAAATGTCAAACGGTGACACACGCTCCGCAAACGGTGAATCTTGAAGGATAACATTATTGGTAGTTGCCTCTCCACCCATCATAGGGTCGTTGTCATCGCCATCATCGCCAATGGCTTCTTCTTCAACAAAACGATAACCAGTCTTAACCCAACCCTGACCAGTAATCAACAAATCTTTAACAGCACGGCGAAACTCAGAACGAATATCACGATACTTCCACCAGTAGTTAACAACCGCCTCGGCAACGACTGCCTGAGCAGCGTTGTCGGGCTTAACAGCATTAACTGTAATCTTAGGGTAGTTAACAGCAACAGCAGGACCAATAACATTAATGGTGGAGAACGCAATGTTAATCAACATGCGGTCTTCATCACTGTAGGCATCGTAATGCTTGCCTTTATATAGGTCAATTAGTCTGCGCCATGTTGCATCATAGCCTTCATCTTTGCGCCACTTTTTGGAGGCTTCAAGATGCTTGCGGTAATTAGCAAGTTTTTCTGATTTAGATTTTCTAGCCATTACTTTTTCTTCTTTGTCACTTTTGGTCCACCCTTAATACCTTTGGTGGCTCTACGAATATCTGCAGCCTCTTCCTTCAATGCACGCTGAAACGAAGCATCATCAGGAAAGAAAGCCCTAGCCCTAAACATCTTGTTATCACGAATAGAAGAATACGCTTCAGCCCGTGCAGCAGTCTTCTTAGGTACACGACTATTAATGTCGTCAATGTTTGCTTTTGCCGAGTTGCTTTTATTAGCGGCTTTAGTTGCCTTCTTGGTAGGATTGGCTGTTCTGATTTTGGGCTTAACACGAATGGTTTTACCATCAGGTCCCTTTAAAGGTTTACCATCAGGACCAGTTTTAATACCGACCTCTTTAGCAAATCCTTTTTTAACTCCACCAATCTTTTTGGCATTAGAAATTTCTGACCTAGTTTTTGATTTTGCTGCAGCAGCAGTTCGTCCAGCAAGTCTTTTGTCTGCATGTACAGCGTCCTGAACTGTGCGCCGAACTGCGTGAACGACCTTTTTCCCTGCGCCTTCAAAAATGTCGTCAATGATTCCTTGAGAATGCATCCCTGTAATTGCTGGTCTACCTGCTGGCATCATACTATTGAATTCCTATTTTGATATTTGCTAAGTTTTTTAGAAATTGTTTTATTTTTCCTAGCAACAGTTTCAGCCTTAGAAACAACCTTTTTGGCTTTAGATTTTGCACCAGCCTTGGTTGGCTTCTTAATAACACCAGCCCTTAAAAGTGCCTTATCAAGTTCTTTATAATTTTTAGAAAAATTCTGATTATCGCCAACAATTTCCTTCTTTACCTTAATTGGCTTATAAGAAGCACCAATACCATGCTGTGTCTTTTTATATGAAGACCGTGGAACTTTTCCTACATACGCAGAACCAGTTCCACGCATGTATTCTTGTGAAGACAAAAGAATACTTCCTCTTTTTCCAAAATCTTTTGGGTCCCAAAAAAACGCTACAGTTTCATCGGGTAAAGCAGCAGAACCTTTATGGGGTGTAATCTTTTTTAAACCACGAGTTGGGGAAGCATGCACAACAGTACGACCCAAAGCATAAGAGTTCCTAGGATTAGCCTTGGAAGCGGCTTTCTTTGTTGTCTTTGTTACAGCCTTTTTAGCAGCCTTTGCTTTTGCTTCGGCAGCAGCCTTCTTTACTGCTGCCTTCTTTGCTGCTTCAGCAGCCTTCTTAGCAGCAGCCTTCGCTGCATCGCCAACAATACCTTCAGGTTTTCTAGCAGCCATAATTACTTCCTGTAATAAGAATTTGAACGCCTGCCAATATCCATAAGTTCAGAACCACCGATGGAACCAGTTGGGCTTTTCTTTAATGCTTTTTCTACCATTTTTTCATAAGCATTATCTTTTGCTTTTTTAGCAGCAGCACTAGCAGCCTTTTGAGCAGCAGACTTTTGTGCCGCTTTTTCTTTTGCTGCCTTTGCTGATTTACTCATAGCAATTTTAGCAGCAGCCTTCGCTGCTCCTCGTGCAATATCGCTAATGCCCTGAGAATGCATACCAGTAATTGCTGGTTTCCTCTTGGCAGGCATTACTTTGTCCGTCCAAATGAAGCGTCCTTGGGGTTAAGCCAACGGACAATCGGAGGAAGGAACGCTGCAACAAACGCAGACCAAATCATTCGTGGTGAAGTTTCACCAGCAATAACAACAGTCAACACTGTTGCACTAGCACTACGAACATAAGACGCAAAAGCAGACTTTTGCTGTTCTGTAATCTTAACTTTTTCCATTATGACCATCCTTAATATGTTCATCCAGTTTATCTGAAACTTTATCAATTTTTACAGCAACATGTTCCAAAAGTGTTCTGGATTCTGCATGTTGACTAGTGTTTTCTTTTCTTAACAGTTGCAAAACAACAACTATGGGTCCTGTAATAATAGCGGCAACAATAGGGACCCACCAAACCATTAGAAACCATAATCCTTTGCGGGAACAGCCTCAATACCTTTGGCTTTTGCGTCAGAAACAATATGTTGCTGACGCTCACGAATAGTAGGACCATGAAAATTCTCTTTACCATAACGGAAACCAAGGTCAATAGTCTTAACATGGCATCCAAAACAGATATCGCCACGATGTGGACGCACTTCGGCAGTCTTTTCACGCCTGCAAACCTGACATTCAAAACGGTAAACTTCCATATTAATAGCAATCTTGTTCTTTAAAGTGGATTTTTGGTTGTGGAACGAACATTATGAGCCCCAATAGGGATTCTTTCCTCTCCAACCTCACTAAAAAGGTGCTGTTCCCACCACAAAAGACTATTTTTGGGTACATTTACATCCCCACGGTACTCTGGAAGCCAAACATACTTCAACATTTGGTTAGTAATAGCCAAACTCATAGTTCTGTCGTCATGAGGCGACCCAGCCATCTTCCCGTTGTCCTTGCGAACAAAGGTTCTTAACTCACCGATGGTTTTATAACAGTAAATAATAATATCTTCGTTACGGATAGCCGCTACAAGTTCGTCAATAGCCAACGGCTTTGAGGAAGCCGTTGTGCGCCAACCGAGCGTTTCAGTCGCCTGTGGCGAACGAACCGTCAGTTTGCGCTGTCTATATAGGTTTTTGTATCCAGCACGCTGTGCAGCCTTTAGAGTGGTTAATCCGTGGTTATTAGACTCAACGCCGACTAAGGCTTGGTTATACCACCAACCCAGTTCGGCAAGTAACTCACCAAACAAGTCAGGTTCAATGTGACCGTGCCAGTGGGCTACAACTTCACCTGTGGAGGCATTGACAATGTGGGCAGAACTATAGTCGCCATGAGCCAAACCTTCCGCCACATCCGCCCCAATCACATAAACACACTCTGGACGGGGAAAGTCCCAAATTGAAAAAGGACCATCTTCTGCGTTTCGGAACTCATAGTTTTTGTCCGAGTAAACATGAAGATATCCCTCTTCAGGTTCAATCATTTCAAACGAATCCAACAGGTCAATGTCAAACACGGGGTTACCCGACTTTACAAAGGCTTCTTCAGGTGACCGTGGGTATTCTTGATGCAACTGCCAAGAAGACATGTTTCGTGCTTTAACTGTATACCAGTCTTCGTCACGGTCACCAGCAGACCAAGGAAAAAAAATACCTTCAAACTGGTTGGTTCCTGTTTGGGAACCAACCCACAGTTGATGAAAGAAGTTACCTGAACCGTTGGCGGTGGACAAACCAATGACTCGCCCGCCGACATCGGCAATCGGCTCAATAGAAGCCCATGCTTCCTCAGGGTTAGGCAAGAAACCCCATTCGTCAACAATAACCAAATATACCGATTCACCACGAGCAGGGTCCGAACCACTAGGTAGCGACTCAATGGCAGACTCGTTATCAAACATCATCTTTTGCTGATGGTCGGTAGTTTGCTTAGGTCCACGCTCCTTCATCCACACAGGAAGGAAACGATAACCATACTTAGACTTGGCAAGCAACTTAACTGATTCTCGTTCTGTCCTAGATAGCATAACTACAAATCGGTCAGGACGAAAATATACCAGCCAAAAAGAATATGCTGCAGCCAGAGTGGAGAAACCAATCTGGCGTGCCTTTAGGACTACACTGTAGCGTGCTGTCATCCATGTACGCATAGTTTCAACTTGTGCTTCACGCATTTCAAACAATATACGCCCCTGTTCGGGGTGTTTAATATGCCAGTAATGTTCACAGAAGTAAATGAACGCATCCAGTTCTTCTTCTAGGGTAGCGTTTTCTGGTCCACGGCATAAACGCCATT